GCCGTGATGTTAGAACCAGCAGCAGAATAACTTCCACCAATTCTTACAGCGGTAGAGCGAGCAGCATCAACAGTCAGCTGAACGCTAGAAGCATGTTTAGTAACAAGACCACCAGCGTATGCAGGTGAAGCCATCAAAATCATTACGAGGGGTAGAAGTTTTTTCATTCCATCCTCTAAGTTTGGGTTCTCTCCTATTTATCTTTACTTGCATTTTGTGGACAACCGAAACTTTATATACGGACAACCGACTACTAAAATTTGAGGTATCATATCTAAATAAGAGTGGTTGCCTTCGGGGACCACACAACGAATCTCGCTTAATTGGAGAACTAAAATGACTGGACTGCGTAAGTTTGGCACCAAAGATCTTGGTGCGATCATCGACGCTGCTGAGCGTTATAGCGTCGGACTGGATGACATTTTTTATCGACTGCATTCCTATGGAATGGGATCAGTTAACGAAGCGTATCCCCCTTACAACCTCGTGAAAGAATCTGAGGTCAAGTGGAGGATCGAAATGGCACTTGCTGGCTGGGGTGAGGACGAAATTGAGGTAAGCACAGAGAGCAACGTCCTCCTAGTCAGGTCTAAGGCGGCGAAGAACAAAGGTGAGGAGGAGTACATGCACCGAGGGGTAGCCACCCGCACCTTCGCCAGAGGTTTCAATCTGTCTGATGATGTTGAAGTTGGCAAAGTTTCCTTCAAGAATGGGATGCTTATGGTAGAATTGAGGAAGATTATCCCTGATCACCAGAAACTAAAAATTTATGAAATTAATTCTGAAAGTTCTGGGTCATCCAGTGACACAGTTTAACTTGTTGGTGGTGGGTTTCCTGTGCCTAATTCAAGGTCTCCACCTCCACGCTCATTACACCATGGAGGTGGACGTTGACAGTTATGTAAGGGGGTTCTGTCGAAAGAACATGAGCACCTGTGAAAGGATAGTCAACCGAAACTGATATATAGTACACAAGTGAAGAGACCCCCCATGGGTCTCTTTTTATTTGGAGGAATCCATGAACATGTATGTTAATCTGTGTCCACCTTACACAGAAAAAAGTGAGACACTAACGCTAGACATTCCACCCGAAGAGATGGATCTGTTTATGCAGTATGTCCACGTCCTTGCTGACGAAAAGAACGTCACTGCACGACGAGCATTCACCGACATGGTGAAGTATACTTTTGAAAACCTGATGAACAAAGACTATGAGCGTAAGAATCGTAAGAATGCAAAACGGCGAGGACGTAATCGCTGATGTGTATGAGATGCGAGAGGGTAAGGATGGTCCTCCACTTGCATATAAATTGGATCGCCCCTACACCTTCGTGATTCAAAGACCTCAGAGTCTCTTTGAGGAAGCCCACTACACTGATGAACCCACCACTCTGGATCAGTTGGATGTGCAATTTGAAGCATTCGTTCCTTTCTCTAAGGAACCTCATGTATTCCTTCCTATCCAATCTGTCTCCTTCATATACTCCCCCATCGATCAGATGGCAGACAAGTACCAAGAACTAACCGCGAACCATGCTGAAATTGATGTTGTTGAAGAACGATCCGAGTCTGTACCTGATGGGAAAGATGACGGAACTGGACGAGGAACCGTCGATTCTGATTGAGAATTGCTATCGAGTCGATGAACATGGGGGACTGATCAAGTTCCCTTTGCACACAGACCAGCGAGATCTCTTCTTGACTTCCGACCTCATCTTTACTATACTTGACCCGTCTGCCGACCTGGTGGACAAGTATAAATCGATGGTTAGTTGATGAAGTTTTACACGGACGTACTTTTGCTCGGTGATGATATCCTCTATCGGGGTTATGAGAACGGAGCACCTGTTCAGTACAGGGAAAAGTGTCGTCCCACACTGTACTTCGTGCCCAAGGATCAATCCAAGAGTTCCAAGTTCAAGACTCTTGATGGGCGTAATGCTCACCCCAAGCGTTTCGATGGCGCTAGGGAAGCTCGTTCGTTCATTGAACAATACGAGAAGGTTGAAGGTCTCGAAGTGCATGGATACGATAGGTATGTGTATCAATTCATCGCTGACAAGTTCCCCGAAGAGATTCTCTTTGAAATGGACAAGATGAAGATCTATACGATCGACATCGAAGTGGGATGTGACAATGGTTTCCCCTCTGTGGAAGCATGTCAAGAGGAGATGCTTTGCATCACAATCAAGAATCTCAGCACCAAGGAAACTATTACTTGGGGCACCAGGGAATTTACACCAAAAGACACAGAGTATCGTGTCTTTTGGACGGAAGTGGAGATGTTGGAGAACTTCCATGCATGGTGGTGTGAAAATACCCCTGATATCATCACTGGTTGGAACTGCAACCTGTATGATATTCCGTACATTTGTCGTCGATTGGAACGGGTGCTAGGGGAGAAGTGGAAAAAGTCCCTCTCCCCGTGGAACCGTGTGCTTGAAAGAGAGATCGAGATCCATGGTCGTAAGCATATCTCTTACGAAATTAATGGTGTCGCTATCCTCGACTACCTTGATCTCTACAAAAAGTTTACATACTCTGCTCAGGAATCTTATCGTCTGGATCACATTGCAAATGTAGAACTGGGTCAGGCGAAGATCGACCACAGTGAGTATGAGAACTTCAAAGAGTTCTACACAAAGGACTGGCAAAAGTTTGTTGAGTACAACATCGTTGACGTGGAACTTGTTGACCGACTGGAAGACAAGATGAAACTGATTGAGTTGGCACTCACTCTTGCCTATGACGCTAAGGTCAACCTGAGTGATGTGTACTCGCAAGTTCGCATGTGGGATACCTTGATCTATAACGATCTGAAAAAACGTAACATCGTGGTGCCCCCAAAGATCAGCAGCAGCAAGAACGATCAGTATGCTGGTGCCTATGTCAAAGAACCTATCCCAGGAGGATATGACTGGGTGGTGTCCTTTGACCTTAACTCCCTGTATCCCCACCTGATCATGCAGTACAACATCTCCCCAGAGACCCTGGTGGAGAGGCGTCACCCCACGGTGACAGTTGACAAACTGCTTGCACAAGAGGTGAAGATTGACGGGGAGTTTGCCGTGTGTGCTAACGGTGCTCAGTATCGTAAGGACATCCACGGGTTCCTACCTGAAATGATGCAACGCATTTATGATGACCGATCCATTTACAAGCGAAAGATGCTGGCCGCGAAACAGAGTCTTGAACATACCAAGGAAGCATCTGAGACCCTGGCACTTCAAAAGGATGTGTCCCGATACAACAACATCCAGATGGCAAGAAAGATCCAACTCAACTCCGCCTATGGTGCCATCGGAAACCAATACTTTCGCTACTACAATCTGGCGAACGCTGAGGCAATTACGCTATCTGGTCAGGTGAGTATCCGTTGGATCGAGAATAAAATCAACGAATACCTAAATAAGATTTTGCAAACAGATCAGGAGGATTATGTCATTGCATCTGACACTGACTCAATCTATCTTAATCTTGGACCTCTCGTTACTAAATTTCTTGGTCCTAAGTCTGGCGACAAAGCAGCGGTTGTGGGGTTACTTGACAAGATCTGTCAGGACAAGTTGGAACCATTCATCGAACAGTCTTATCAGAAACTTGCGAATTACGTTTCGGCATATGAACAAAAAATGAGCATGAAGCGTGAGAACATCGCTGATCGTGGTATCTGGACTGCGAAGAAGCGATACATCCTCAACGTATGGGACAGTGAGGGTGTTCGTTATGAGAAACCCAAGTTGAAGATCATGGGTATCGAAGCAGTGAAGTCCTCCACACCTGCTCCCTGTCGGGGTGCCATTAAAGAGGCACTCAAAGTTGTCATGAATGGAACCGAGGATGACATTCAAAAGTACATCGCCAGGTTCCGTCGTGAGTTTGAGAGTCTTCCTTTGGAAGACATCGCTTTCCCTCGTAGTTGTAACAACTTGGGTAAGTTCTCTGACCCATCACACATATATGCAAAGGGTTGTCCTATGCATGTCCGTGGATCCTTGATGTACAATTACAATATAAAGAAGTTGAAACTGCAACACAAGTATCCACTGATTCAGGAGGGTGAGAAGATCAAGTTCATCTATCTTCGCACACCAAACAAGATTGGTGAGAACGTTATCTCGTTCTTCCAGACCCTACCCAAGGAGTTTGACATCCATGGGTCGGTCAATTATGATGAACAATTCAACAAAAGTTTCTTGTCACCTGTCAAGGTTGTTCTTGACGCTATTGGGTGGTCCCCCGAGAAACGTATCACATTGGAGTTTTTATTCGCATGAGTTTCCTAACAGATGTAGTAAAAGAGATTGGGAATGAATACGCTGGCATTGTTAGC